ACATATGCAGCAGAACTGCTCGCCGTTAACGCCGCCGATGCTGAAGCCGATGCAAGAACAGCAGATAAAACATTTGCCGTCGCGGCTGTAGTCAATGCAGAGGTGGATACTGCCGCACCCTGAGCAACTCTTGCGCCAGATACATTAACAACGCACGTCGACGACGTTGATGCTGACGCAAGAATCGCAGCTTCAGATACACCCCCATCATCACCTAGTGGAGCGGAGGCGAGAGGGGAAAATCCTAGCATGTCTTACTCCGGTTTAACTGGCCAACCTACCAAGAACGGAAAGCCCTCTTGTGCGGTTATATCACGAAGCGCTTGGCGATACGATGCCCAAGCTGGTGTCACCGTGTTGTCGCTCAAGGCCATCCAGTCAGTTTGCTGTAGGAGGTTGTCGCGTTGATTACGGATATTGCGCCCCGCGTCTTCGGCGGGCAGGCTGCTGACCTCCCACCCTTGGGTCCACGCACCGTCGATTTCTGTCAGCGCGGTAGGCGTGAGCGTCTGGGTCATGAAGTTGACCGTTGGCTGATCCTGCACGGTATATGGGTAGACGCCCCAGTCTGCCAGAAGCGCATCGCTTGGCGACTTCGGGAAAGACGTATTCGGATTGTCACGACGCAGTTGCCCGATTGAGTATGTCTCAGGCTGGCCGTTTGTGATCTTCAGGTGTGGCATTTAAGCCTCCTATGCTACGCTCAAGATAATTTTGCCGCCGCTTCCAGATGTTGTCCCCGACACACCGCCGTCACCCGAAGTACCCCTTTCAGGGTCGGCTGCATTTGCCGGAGAGGAACCAGAGCCATTGGACGTTGTTCCGCTAGTAATGATCGAGCTTGTCGACACAAACCCTGATCCACCACCGCCGCCGCCCACGTTTCCACCGCCGCCGCCGAAGTAGCCACCGCCGCCGCCGCCCAGAGACGCAGCAGTGGCCCCATTGGCACCAGTACCACCGCGAAGTGCCGACCCCGCAGTTGCACCGCTATATATACTTGGGGTTCCCCCTGACACTTGAGTCCCCCCCGTGCCTGACTGGTTGCCATCTCCAGACCCGCCGCCTGTAGGGCCACCCCCCGTACCAAAAGTAAAATCAAATTGGGTGTCGCCGCCCGCTCCCCCGCCGCCCGCGATAAGCAGTGCATTGGCTTGGCTAACGGACGATAGAAACAGTCCGGTGTAGCCACCCCCCTGCGTTCCACCAAAGGAAGATTTCACACCCCCTGCCAGATAGGTCGCACCATTGTCTGACGTGTCGGTTGTCCGCGCCCCGCCCTGACCGACCTGCATTACATACTGTGCGCCGGAGGCTAGAAGCAAGTTTCCTTCGCTGTAGCCACTGCCCGCACCCGGACGCTGATTCGAGGTGGACGTTATTGATTCCGTATATTTATAGCCACAAGCCCCGCCAGCGCCCCACATCTTCACAAGTATCGTTTGGTCTGATAGAGCCGTAACTCCGTATTCCCCAAACGCGTCAAGAACCAACGGCGATGAGCCGGTCCAGTTTATTACCCCTGTTGGCGTCTCTAAGGATAGGATTGCGTCCACACCCGCACCAGCAGCACCTATCGCTTTAGACCACAGCATCAGGAACCATCTCCAACAAGAGCGCCGTAGAGCGTTGAGCCAACCTTCCACAGTGCAATGACTGTAGGCACATCAGTGGCCAGCGTAGGAGCCGCACCAGCGTTGTTGACCCATGTTGTAGTAGGCCATGTGATTTCATATGCCGTGCCATCGTCAATGATGAGCGTAATAGCCTCACCAGCGGAAAGGCTGTCTGTGGGTGTAGATGCACCAGTCAATGTCCACGTCTGGATAGAGCCGTTGGATGGATCAAGAGCAGGCGTTGTGCCCGTCAAAGCGAATACATCCTCAACCACAGTTCCCGTGATGATAGGGTCAACCAGTGTTTTGTTGGTCAGCGTGAATGTGCCATCAGCAGTGACTTCACCGGGTTCGCCTTGTGGCCCTTGTGGGCCTGTATCGCCTTGGATACCCTGAATACCCTGAATGCCTTGGTCACCCTGTGGACCTTGTGGGCCTGTATCGCCTTGGATACCCTGAATACCCTGAATGCCTTGCGGTCCTTGAATACCACCGTAGCCCAAAGACGTCCAAGCAGTTGTCCCATCTCCCACCTTAAATTGGTCGGTGTCAGTCTCTAGGCCAAACTCGCCAGAGGCAAGAGTGGGGTTGGAACTTGTCCAGTTAGCAGCGGTGTCACGGCGAAGTTGAATTTGGTCAGCCATTATGCCGATCCTCCGTCAAGAGATTGGGATGCAAGGTAAATCGTAGCAGCAGAACCACCGTCAATGGTTGTTGAGAAGTCATTTGCTGTAGCAGAAACAAACACCACCGCAGAGCCAGTCAGGTTCAACGCAGCGTCGGCATTGGAACTCTCGCTGACAGTCCGCGTCAGGGTTCCAGCGGAGTAAGTCCCAGTTCCGATCTCCCAAGCTGTACCGTCTTCAATGACGTAGCGAACCACATCAGAGTTTAATACACCCGCATCAGCAAAGGATTGATAGCCGCTCTCGGCAGAACCAAGAGTGATTGTGCCTGTGCCTGTGGTGGCAGTGGCTACTTTGGCTCTGTTTACGAGAGTGACCATTCAAAAGTCCTTAATCAAGCGTTACGTCAACGTCACCAGCGGGGAACCGCAGGATGTCGCCCGTATCAATGGCCTTGGAAACCGTCAACGCAGCGTAGGCAATTTGAGCGCCGCCAGATGCAGCGTCAAAAATTGCAACATGGCTGATAGTCCCCCAAGATCCCGTCGCCGCGTCAAAATCAACCGCGCCGCCGTTTGTGGCCGTATCGCCAGACACAGTAAACGTCACAGCCTTGCGGGTGTATCCGTTGCCGCTGATCTCCGTGCCGCCGGTCTCGCCTGGGTTTGAAGTAAACAAGCCCAAATACCACGCTGTGGGGCGAGTAACTGCGTCTGCATTAAATGCCCATTTCAAGACATTGGTTTCGTATGTGTTTGAAAAGCTCATCAATAGCTCCTTATCTTCAAACGAAGGCCAGAGCCTCCAAATTTGGCTTTATCAGTTTCAAGAATTAAACCGGCGATGGCTTCCTCATAAAGCCCCTTCCAAATGCCGATGCGCTCGTCATCCTTCAAGTATGGTGCAGTTTGAAGCAGCGAACCATACAAGTAAACGTCTGGGCTGTACGTCAGCATCCAGTTGTCCGCGTTGGCGTCGCCCAAAGCATCAATCCGGCCATAATACGCCATTTCAAGCGTAAACGTGCCTGCTGGGCTGGGATAAACCTCAATCTCGCCGGACGTGATCGAATAATACTGCGGCGAGCCGGACCCATTGTTGTTGCCGCTGCGAAGTGCCAGCATCTCAGCTTGCCCGACCGCCTCAAGCTCAGCAAATCGGTTGCCCGTAATGCTCATGCGGATCGGAGAAATGAAATCAAACGGCAGCGCAGAATACTGGTCGTCAAGCTCAGTCGTGGCCCGCTTCTCCATGCGCCAGTGGCGCACACGCCGGTTGATATCCGCCTCGGCCAAGCTGATAAACGTCGGGATGACCGCAGCCAGATCATCGCGCAAAAGCCAGTCAGCAATTGCAGATTTCAGCCCGGTGTAGGTCGAGATGCTCATTTCTTGCCCTTCTTGGCCTTACGCAGTGCAATCGCAATCGCTTGCTTTTGAGGCTTTCCAGCCTTCATTTCCTGCTTGATGTTAGCAGATACGACCTTCCTTGACGATCCTTTTTTAAGCGGCATCAGTATTGCTCTTTTTCTTCAAGTCTTCAGCAGCGCGTTGCTGCGCTGCCTTTTCTTCCATTTCATCTTCCTCCAAAGCCCAAGCTCCTGGAGGTCTATGACCAAGGCCGTTTTTCATCATTTCCATTGTTGTCCCCGAATGTAGTCCTGAAGTTCTTTGGTTTGCGCTTGGCTTGGCATTCCGCCAGGCTCCCATGCCCACGGTGAGAGCAAGCCCGTTTTCTGATCTGCAAAAATTGTGTCGGCACCTAAAGCAGATCTGTTTTGCGCGGCATATGGGCCAGAGTTTAGCCAGCTATTTTGCCCTCGCGTTTCGCTTGTCATCGCGCCACGGGCCTCCGGCGAATACATTCTTTGGTGTTCCAGAAAGGCGCGTTCCTCGCCCTGTCGGCGGAAAAACGGATTGCCCGGTCCGAAGTGTCCAAAGGTGTCATGCACTGCTCGAAATGCGTCATTCGCCGTTGCATTTGGCAAATCACCTATTTGGCCAACCCGTTGTAAAAGCGGATTGTCCGCCACATCAGCGCCCAACGTCCCAAAACCTTGATCAGTTGGGAAAACCCACAGCCGACCGTTTTCAACCAAATCCTTATACCCCATCGCTGGAGACGCGGCGTAAGGATCTTGCATTCCTTCCGGAATAAATCGAAAGTCAATGCCGCTGCCTTTCAGTGCGTTGTATTGGTCCAGAGTCTCGCCAATCATTGCATCATACGCGCGTTTCACGTCTGGGTTGCTTGGGTCATGCTTCATCTGGTCGTAAGCAGCGGCGATGTATCTTGCCCGGTCCTCACTGAACTCAGGATATTCTGTAATAGGGCTTGTGTCCATGCCACGGCGATTCATGTAATCCGTCGCGGCTTCTTCAATTGCGCTAATCGGCCTTGCTTCATAGCGGCTGCCAGACAAGGCAAACTCAGACGGCCTACCTCTTGGCGCTGTATAGCCTGACGGGGCGCTCAATCGTCCGCCAACTTGATAAGTATCAGCCGCAGCTTGGGCCGCGCTTGCCGGGCCTCGAACCATTCGCCGCGCCGCGCCAAGAGCTGGCCACATGTCCGCCACAGCGGCACCGGCATTCAAGGCCGCTGAACCATAATTACCAGCTGCCAGGTCACGTTGTGATTGCGCGCCAGATACAGCCGAACCCGCGAATGGAAGAAGCTCAAGCAGGCCAGACGCCTTGCGGCCCAGTGATTGCCCGCCGCGCTTGGAGAATCCAAGGTAATCTGTCGCGCCACGGCCAAGAAAGTCACCAATATCCTCGGCGACAGATGGCGTCCGCGCCTGCAATGTTGGGGCAGTTTCTTGCTCAAATTTCTGTCGCGCCGCATCCCATTTTGGGCGCAACTGATCATCAATCTGCTGAAGTGCCGTCAGCTCGGCAGGCCTTATCCCACCCTGTTCATAAAGCGAGTAAAGCTGCCCATATGCGTTCTCAAGCTGTCCTCTTTCCGCTGGTGTCATCTAAAACCCTCCTCTTTCGCTCTGGAGCTGTGGATCGCTTGGAATGCTGGATAGCAGCCCCATACCACCAACGCCAGCCAGCGGAATACGCCCCTGTGCGTAAAGCGCTGCCACGGTTTCTTGAGGCAATCCTAACAGCTGCGCCGTGATGTTTATTCGGTCATTCATCAGCCCAACAATGCTGCGCGACTCGGAGCGAAGACCAGTTTGCCCACCAATGCCAAACCAACCAAGAGCTTGAGCTTCTGCAGGAGCAAGGCTCATTCGTCCCGCTGCATTTTCGTAAATGTCGGCCATTGGCCCGTATTCAACTTGAGACTTCACACCCTTTGATGCAGCCGACTTCAGACCGTCATCAATGTCCTTGTCCAAGTTGATTTGAGAAATTCCGCCTTCCCTGTACCGGTCAAACGCATTTTCCGTTTTAAACCATTGGCGCGGGATCTGACCTGGGTACGCCGCGTCAAATGAAAGGACCGCACCTCTAATCGCGTGCGTGTCCATTGTCCCACCTTGCAAATTACCTGCTGTATTTAGGGCGAAAGAACTTGGTTTTGGATTGGATGCAAAATTGCCAAACGGGTCCGCTTCCAGTCGCCCAGCAAGACCAGGGTGCGTGCCTATGATCATAGGATACCCCACATCATTTGCTGGAGGCGCACCTGTCTTTGGGTCCGGCCCTGCTAACCCAAGAACCGGACGGTCCATAGGCAGACCTTCTGCTGCTCGATACTGCAACATGCTAGCATTTAGCATGTTTGGCTCTGTCTGTGTGCGCGGAGATGCGCCTCCAAAATAAGCCGAAAACCTATTCATAAATGGGATCTGCGGGACACCAGCGTTTTCCGCCATCTCGCGGATTGGGCCAGTGTGATAAAAATACTGATCTTGCGAACCAACACCTGCCGACATCCGGCGGGACAGTTCTGCCGCAATGTCGTCCTGCGCTTCAATCAATGGGGCCATGCGCCCGCCAGCAGGGAGCTTACCATCGCTAGGCAAGCCGGGCTGCCTATCTCGGAATGGCACTTGCGGCACCATGTCGAGCGTTTTTCGGTATGCGTCAACCGTCTCTGGCATTAAAAGATCACCGGTGGGACGCACGCGGTCAGCGCGCTTTAAAGCCATCTGCTCCGCGCGCTTGCGAATTACTTCTCGACCTAGACCGTCGCCATTCCGTAAAATTAAACGTACTGCGTCATCAAGACCAGCCATCTACGTTATCTCCTCTGAAACCCAAAAATCAAGCAATGAAATTCTCTCCATTGTGTTCAAGTGATCCCAAAGATCACTAAAGCGACGACCCTCTATGTTCCCGATATCAATCATTGCATAGCCCCCTTTGACAAAAGCCCCTTGCGCCATTCTTTGGCAAGTTCGTCATCGGCGCGGTAATTCTCATAAAACAATGATGAATTGAGCGGGGTGTTTGTGCTGTTCCACTTGTATTGCTCAATGTTTGGCGGAGCCGTTTGAAGTGAGGGGTTTTGAGCGCGCAACTGAGCCGCCCTTGCCTCGGCCTCGCCCATTGAATGTAGGTATTTTACATATGGGCGGCGTCCGGCCTGATTCATTGGAACCATAGCCTCGAATTGTTTTGCCATATTCGGCGATTGACCCCGGTTTACAGCGTCGAGATAATCAACAAGCAAGCTGGCGTCTGAAACATTAGTCCCGCCCGGCGTAACTAAAGCGTTTTGTCCGATGTGCGTGACTTCATGCTCAATAAGCCCAGGCATATCGCTTGCGGCTCCTGGGTTGAATGCCATAAATCCTGGCTGCACCAATCGTCTCTCTCCGCCGCCAAGGTTGGCATATGATGGCGCAGTCACACCTGCCTCAAACCCGCCAGGCAATGGGGAAACTCCGACCTTATATCCAGAAAGATCAGCTCCCAGCGCTCGGCCAAGATCTGTGCCACCCATGTAATCTTCCAAGGTTGGAGCATTTTGAACTAAGTCACCAAGGTTTTGATAGGTTTTCAAATCCCTTGGGTCGATACCGCTTGGAATTTCAGTCGCCACACGCCCCGTTGGCCCGACAAACGCCTTGTTGTCGTACCATGCTTCCGGATCTCCCCGGCGAGCCGCACTTGCAATGTCGGTGGCGTCGATACCAAGTTTTTCAGCCAGCTTGAGCAGATCAAAAATCCCAGCGACCTGAATACCATCAGGTGATCTTTTTGATGATGATGTTTCGGTGCCGTAAGCCATGCTCTGTGTCCTTGCCTGTCGTATTTTGATTAGTAACCTTGGACGCCCTGCATCCGGAAATAGTCGAACAACTTGCGCGTCTCATCGTCCTGAACCCATTCGGGGTAGGGCATACCGGCGGAACCGCGCCCGCTGTACTGGGGTTCTGGCGCTGCATATGGGGCCGGTGCTTGCCCACCGAACATTTCCATCGGCGACTGCGCCGCATATGGGGCAGGTGCCTGGCCGCCGAACATCTCATAGGGCGACTGGTTCGCTTGAACCTGCATCGGGGCCGCCATCGGGGGTGGGGCCACGCGACTGTATTGGGTCGGGGCGGGAGCAGATCCAGACGTCGCCGTAGGGGCGGAACCGGAGCCGTAGGGCGTGGCGAAGGCGTTGCCAAGCATACTCAGCAGCCCGCCACCCTCGAACTTCTCACCGGCGCGCCCAGCGCCCCCGCCGTTGATCATATCAATCATGGCGTTGACCCTGTTGTCGCCGCTCTCGTAACCATAACCCATCATCAGGCTATCCCCTTCAAATTCCGCCTCAACGCGCGTCCCCACGTCGAAACCTTACCGCCCATCGCAGTCGCCGCATCGGACGCCAGCGTCAAACAAACCGCGTCGGCCAAGTCGGGCGAGGGCAAACCGCGACGCTTCATGTCGTCCTTGCTCTCGGCTTTCATCTTGCCGCTACTGACAAAAGCATACCTGATTGAAGCCAATTCCGCAATCAATTGCTCGTCCTTGGGCAGCTTGGCGTTCCTCTGCTCCAGCCAGCCCCGCATCTTGAACCAAAGCTCCGCCCGCAGGTTCACATAGGTATCCCCCATGCTCGGGCTTTCCGCCACGTTCACGCCCCGCACCGGCAGGCCAAGCTCACGCAGCCGGTCAACCACCCCGCCGCCCATGCCGATCACGTCGACCATGATCTCGCGCGGCCTCAAGTTCGACGGCAGCCCATCGTATTCGGCCTTCACCCGCCCGGTCGTCTGCATCAGGTCCAATCCCTGCCACCGGCTCACTTCCGTGATGACATTCCCCTGCCGCCTCGCGAGGGCAGTCTTGTCCGTACCGAAGCGCGCAACGTCCAGCCCCCAAATAATTCCCGCGCCGTCATCCAGAACGATGTCCCGGTTCGTCGCAGCCTCCAGCAAGTGAAACGGAATGATCGTGTCATCGTCCGCCATCGGAAATTCGCCAAGCACCCGGATCCGGAAGGCGTTGCTGTCCTCGCCGTACCGCAGCCGCATCTCGTCAACGAACTCGTTCGAAACCAGCGGGCTTTCCACGCAGCTCCACCGCCGCGTCCACCACGATCCCGACAGCCGCGTCTGGCTCTCGAAAAACGTCCCGCTGGATCGCGTCGGGTTCGACAGCATGATCGTCACCGCCGAGTGGCCCGACATAGACCCCGCCGCCGCCTCAAATACCTGCTCAGGCACGCCAGACGCCTCGTCAACCACCAGCATGACGTTGTCGCTGTGTACCCCCGCCAAAGCCTCCGGCGTCTCCGCCCTCGACGTCCGAGCCGAAATAAACGCCTCGCTCGGGGCCGCAATCAATTCAATCCGGTCAGACTTCACCGACAGCATCGACTTGATCGCAGGGGGCAGCTCGTTAATCCACCGCTTCAGCTCCGCAAACAAAGCATCAAACAACTGCCCACTCGTCGGGGCCGTCACCACGATCTTGTTCGGAAACCGCAGCAGCAAGAACCACAGCATCGCCCAGCTCGACGCCGTAGACTTCCCCGTCCCGTGGCCGGACCTGATCGAGATCCGCCGTTCGCCTTTCGCAAGCGCCTCCAGAAACTCCGCCTGATACGGCAAAGGCTCAACGCCCAGCATGTCACGCACAAAGCCAACCGGGTCGGCATAATACGTCCGAGCGAAATCCTCTAGCGGATTAACATCATCACTCATCGACCGTCCCGTCCTTGATCGCATCCGCCACCGGCGTCACGTCAATCATCTCGGCCTTGATCTTCTTCAGCGCGCCCAGGTGCAGCTGACCAATGTTGATCGTAACTTCTTCCTTCTTTGGCGCAAAGCGATCCGGATGGTTCAGCGCACTCATCCACTTGCGAACGCTGATACGCTCCTTCGCAAGCTGCACGTCCTGCGACGTCAGATCCTCTTTCGTCGACAACTCATCAACCATCGCCAAGCTATCGTCCGCCATCTTGTCCGCCGAAATGCGCCGACCCTCATCCAAAGCCGCGCGGTATTCGGGCGTGTTGTTCAGCATCCGGCTCAGAAAGCTGCGGCTGCAATTCGTTTTTTCCGACAGGGCTTTCACCGTGCCGCCGTCGCCGATGTAATCCAAAACATATTCCGGCCCGCCGAGGTCGGTCAGATGCTTGAAAACCATATGCTTAAATTTTTGTCCCGCCATGTTTCATTCCCTTCATGTTGCGTTCCCCAAACAATACACCTGCAAAATTTTTTTTGGAAGGTGTGTTTCAAAACAGGGGGCGGGGTCTTGGGATTGGTTGGATTGGTGCGTGTGGGGGTATCTGTACCAGCCGCCCCCGCCATCCCGCACACCCGGGGGGGGGTCTGCTGATCAGGTGGATACGGGCCGATGTTAGCGCTAACTGTCCCATAATGCCCATTATGTTAACAAGCGGGTTCAATGATATCAATGACTTAGCAGATTACACACCCTCTAGGTTGCATGACGCACCCTGATCAGGGCTGATATTGGTACAATCCAGAGGCTCGGCCAACAGGCTGTTGTGTCCCGCGCCCGTGGCTGTATCGGTCCCCGTGTGTGCCTGAGAGCGCCCACAGCACCCCACACAGCCCCATCCTCACCCGTACGCTACCCTACACAAGCAGAGAGCCGCCACGTTCTTACACGGGCGGCTCAGAGGCTCGTTCGGCTTAGTATGCCCTGTAATCAACTGACTGCGTTCGCAATCGGTCATACCATTTCTTCTGTCGTATGATTGCCCTGACCACGTACCTCGATTCTCCGACGGCGTCTGCAACCTCATCGAGCGTCATGTTCCACCCAGCCTCCGACGCCACAGCGTGGATCTGGTAAGCAATACGTTCGTTCCTTGGCGTCACGCCCGGATCTCCTCCTCGTGCCTGCAATGGAAGCACCTTAGATCAGCAGAGGTGTCGGACGTAATAGTTATTTTTGCACAGCGTTCGTCGCGCTTCTTGCGTCGATCCGAACACGCCGGGCATTTCGTCTTGATGTGACTGTGCCCTCCGTACGGAACCGACAGACCACGCCACTGCAACTCATTGATGATTGGTGGCTGGATCATTGGACCAACACCCATTGATCGAACTGCCCAATTTCCGGCTTATCCTTGTTGAGCTTGTCGATGGTTCCCTCGCGGTACATCTTACGAACTTGGTGGATGATCTGATACTTGGTCAATCCCGTCTTGGTCATCATCGCCTTTGTCGTCGTCGGCTTTGCCCCGATGACCGCAAGCACCCGCTCGTACGTCGTCAACACAACATCCGTCTCATAGCCTTTCGTGGCCCACACCTCAGCCGGACGATTCGAGCCTTTGACCGGCACATATCCCGACAGAACGACCATATCCCGGTTCTTCAATTCGGCGATGACCTTCTTCGCATAATCATTCGACAGGTGCATCGACACCACCAGATCCTTCCGCGTCATCGGCACCTTCAGACATTGCTCCGCCCGCTCAAGCGTGGCGTCTGGCACCATCCCCGACGGCTTCTTGCCCTCATTGCGCTCACGCTTGCGCTTATGCCCCTCGATCTTGGCCATACGTGACCACGCCTCGCGATATGCATCCTCAAACTGTGTCATTGTCATCTTTGTCATATCAATTACCAATCCGAGCCGTAGCAGACACCCATTGCCTCGTTTGCAAAGTCCTGAACCGCCATCCGCTTATAGTCTTCGCTTGAGTAGCGCGGCGTATCATATGCAAAGATCACCATGCGCTTCACGATTTCGCT